AGTAAAGGTACCGTATCCATCAACTCTATTCCAAGTCATCCAATAATCAAAACCCACTATCGCTAAACCTTGGCCTCCAGGCGGAATACCAGTTCCACTACTATTTGGTTCATCCGCCCCAGCTCCTCGAACTTGAGCACTACTTGAAGCAGTCCAACTGCCCTTGTATCTTAAGGCATAACTGTATTGTGTTTGGTATTGTACAGCAGTGGGGCCGTATTGTACACCGTATGAATAAAGTACTGACATGCTAATCCTTATGAAAAATCATATCCAAGACAACTGATGGTATACACATGAGCACCACCATAAGCACCATGAAACATACCAATTCTAATATAGTCAAGTCCAGTAATATTTAAGTGTCGTTCAGTAGTGTACACATACCAAGTCCAAGGCCAGTTTGCGTAACCCCAAGAAGTCCAGTAATCAAATGATACGTAAACAGCAGGCAATCCACGATTTGTACCCGATCCACCACCTGCCGTAATATTGACATAATCAGTAGATGCTGCAGCAGATGAATTAATACTACTAGTTAAAGAACCAGTGGCGTATATCGTTAATGGTCTACCAGTACGCGTGCTACCATCATTAAAGGTTACTCCATTAGCCGTTAAAGTTGTTGACATTTACATTCCTCTTATATTCTAAGATTATTTATTAAGCATTTTAGAATAATCTTCTCTAAGATCTATAAACATATTTATCCAATCATCTCTCTTCTCTGTAAAGATTAGCGGTTGTTCATCGTCTACTGACATTATTATAACCAATTTTCCCACAGGAATACCTGTTCTTTCTTCAAACATAACTGCGTATGCTGAAGTTTGCATAAAATACCCATGTATATCATCGCGAGTTTTAATTCTTTTAGACGTCTTAAAGTCAATGACTGACATCTTACCATCAAACTCAGCAATACAATCTACAGTACCCGCAACTTGCAGGTAATCAGAATACAATTGTGTTTCTAGACAATGTATATTATTTATACGGTCTAGAAAAGGCCTAATTGATCTGAATGTTTCTAGATCAAAAGGTCCAGGGTCGACTTCTTTGTTGAGGAGATAATCTTCGCATAGCGAGTGTATAGCTGTACCTCTTCTTGCTGCGCGTGATGATATTTTATTAGCCTCTGCTTCTCCAACTCTCGCTCTCCACGCAAGGATTTCAGCCTTTCCAAGTATTCCCAATATAGATGTAACTGACGGATATGCTCTACCCGACGGTGTCTGATATCTTCTACCATCGGGTGTGTCGATTCGTACGATCTTATCGATGTCATGTTTAATGTGATGGAATTGAGTCTTCATAACGTAATTTAGCCAAGATATAATCTCGGACTAGTGAACTGCGAACAATATCGTCAACAGTGAATTCAATTTTTGTAAAAGCATGCATATGATATGCGATATCAAAGAATTTTAAAATGCCAGTAACATCACTCTTCTTTTTATTTAGATCTGTCTGGCGATAATCACCACACCAAATAATTTTAGAACGATAACCCACACGAGTCATAACAGTATCAATTTCTTCAAATGTCAAGTTCTGCATTTCATCAACTATGATGATAGCATCATCAAACGACATGCCGCGAATAAACGATGTAGAGATAAACTCTATATAACCTTGTTCTTCTAATCTATCCCAAGCATCTTTGCGACCAAACAATGTTTCGCAAATCTGACGATAAGGTTGTTGATAGATCTCCATCTTCTCTGATACATCTCCTGGAAGGTGACCAATTTCTCGAGATTGAACTGCTGAACGTACTACAATGATTTTCTTGAAAGGGTTATTCTTATCAAGAACTTCTTCTAGTGCTTTATACATTGCACAAAATGTTTTACCAGTGCCTGCAACTCCGTGTAATGCTACGAAGTAGTCTCCTCTTTTGTAAGCATCAAAGAATGCTTTTTGATTATCAGTAAGAGGCTCGAAAGTTTTTAAATCATCAATCCTTATTTTAAGTGAGTTGTTCACGGCAACTCTTGGTGATCTTTCAAGTGATTCATTATCTACGCTTTTTAGTGCTGCTTTACTTCTACTGGCCAATATTATTCTCCGGTTAGTTTAAAAAGCGTTCATCTTCTTAAGGTCGCTGCCTGGAGTCCTTTCGTGAATTTGTTGCAGCACGTGTTTAAAGCCTGAATCGCGCTTGGTTACGCCCATGTTTACAGGATCTCCAATCATAGGTACTCCTGCAATCATTGGCTCTAAGTGGGTGTTTTCTTGCATAAACTGTTCACGTGATGAAATAGACATGAACTTCTCGATTTCTTCACCAGTGTTGGTGTCTTTGAATCTATATGTTGGCATACTGTAGTGGCATTGAAATAATACGATTAATCTTTGGCTTGTGTTCCATGTAACAAGCATCTTCATATAATGTATTTATACCATCAGCAAACCATTCAGGCATAGGACGATTAGTCCAACGCGACATTTTTACTTTTTCGCCAAGATAATAAGCACGGTAAGATTCAACAGTATACTGAGGGATAGAGCGACTTAGTTTGTATTCATCTGGCATGGCGCGCCAAGGTGCGGTATACTGCTCGTGCATATCAATATTCTTAGGAAGACGTGCCAAATAAGTCAATAGACGTTCAGCCGAATGATGTTTCTCATAACGATGAGTGTATTCTTCAAGAAGACATGTCCACATGTTAAATAACCATCGATAGTTTTGTTCACAGTGACGAGCCCATTTTGCTGAAGGATGGTTGAGATGAGTAGCAGCATAAAGCACAGAGTCGCGATCGTCATTAAGAACATATCGTTTTTGCTTTCGACCAGACTTAGACAACCCAACAGATTCAGTACCATCAATAACACGATGAGCAGTAGAAAGAAGCTGAGCATATTCTAGAATCATCTTAACAACATGTTTATCATTGTGCATTTCAGCACATGTTTGTGGATCGTTATGTAGATAGAAGATATTCATTTGTGATCAATAAAAGGAAGTTGAATACGAGGAACTGCCATGAATCCGCTACTATGCAGGATATTACCCATTGCATCGTGATTAGTTGCTTGAACTTGAAGTTCGACTTTCATAATTTTATCTTCTTTCGTATATTCAACAACTTGAAATTGATATGTAATTGACTCAGCGGCTGTGATACTCATTAGAGGTTGAGTGTTGAGCTTTTGTGTTACATTGGGTATGTAGTTGTACATGATTATTCCTCAATTTGAATTCTTGGTATTTTAAACCACTCATCGCCTTCTTCATCATACTTTTGAAGTTCAACTCGTGTAACTTTTCCGTTCTTAGTATATTCTACCACACGTAGGTTTATTTGGGAATAGTTAGTATATGAAGATCCGCCAATAACCCCATTATAAGTACTGCTTATACCTACAGTACCTATGCTCGTGCCTGGAGTTATTGTTAGTGTACCGGTATATCGAGTAGTATCACTTACATGATCTTTAGTTTCTTCAATTTGCATATACTTTGTAATCTCATTACTAATTTCACGTGTTAATGAATGTAAGACATAATCTTTAATTTGATCTTTATCCATGTGTACCACTGAATAATTATCAATTGTAACTGCTGAAAATAGTTTCATTCGCCACCTTGCCACTCCAAGTGTAAGCGTGATAGTTCTTTTAAAGTGAAGTCAATATCTTTATGTAAGATAGCAGTACCACCAGCTTCGCGATACTTCTCAACAACATGCTCGGTGTCATCAACTAAGATATGCCAAGGATGAGCCAGTTCAGCTTTTTTACTTCCACCCGGAACTATATTAGCTTTATATGGAATTCCATGATTACACAACCAAACAGTCTTTTGCCAAGTCACTTCTGAGTGAAATTCATTTCCTCCAGAAGAAGATAAAATTTCTACAGGTACGCGTAACTCGTGTACAAACTGTAAGAGAGCATCTGCATCTTTATGTTTATCTAGTGTACTGAAGTTAGCACCTCGAATAAACTTTTCCCAATTAGTCCAGAAGTGTTTTGCACGGCGTTGAACATCAGTTGGTCTTTCGCCAAAGAGTTCAGTGTATCGCTTGTCGAAGTCTGTTAAGACTCCATCCATATCGAGATAGATTTTCACTTATTTCTTTCAGAGTCGTAATAGTGTTCTGAGTGTTCTATATCTTTTAAGGTTTCTTCTGCAGCTGACGAAGCAAATACAGTCGCTTCAGCTTCGTCATCTTTCCATTTAGTGATAAATCCTAGCTTCTTTTCATTTTCCCAAGATGCAAGATAAGAATTGTCTTCATCAAACATACGCATATATTCTTCATTTGAAATTACACGATGAGAAATGACTTGTTCGCCGATATGTTCTTGAGAAAACTCTTCAGCTTCATTCATGACAACAGTATCCATTGCCCATTCTTTCTTGCCTTTTGGAACTTCTACAACATACCGCATGCGAAATGTAGAAACACACTCAACTAATACAAGTTCTTTTTCCATTTCTTTCTTCCTTAAAGTCCAACTACCATTATGATTATCAACCCATTCTAACGTATCGCCGATTTTCCATCCAAGTTCATCACATATTTCATCTCCAAGTGGAAGAATCAAATCGCCGTTTTCGTCTTTTTCAATATATCTAGACCATGACTTCATCGTATTTGTCCTGCTAAAATTTTATAACCTTTTGCTGTTGGATGTACACCATCTTTAGAAACATCAGCAATATTAAGTATAGTATCACCAAAGTTTCTTGCGATAATTCTAATATGCTCTTGCACATTAGGTTTTATTGCTGGCATAACCCAAAACACTTCTCCAGAATCAATTGACTGACGAAGCTTCATAAGTTCTTTGAAAGTATGCACTCCATCATGATCATTAGAGCCAAGACTAATCATTGTTATTTTAGCTCTAAGATCTTTATTGATAAAAGTCTTATTCCATTGTGAACTATTCCATCCGCTTTTCGCATATGCTACACATTGCGGTCTTTGTTGAGAAACACCAACCGCAATGCTATCACCAAGTATCATACATTCAAACATCGATATACACCAATTTAAATTGATCGGCGCGTGTTTCATAGTTTATATAACCACGAGGATTGCACACGATACGAGTAGAACCAATCATATAATCAAAATCTTCATGAGTATGGCCATGCGTCCATAACTTAATTTGTGGATGATCAAGAATAAACTCAGACAAATCCGAAGAGTAAGCACCATTCATTACTTCTTCGTTTTTATAACGAGGATGAGTAGATTGTTTGCTTGGAGCATGATGACCAACAATAACAAACTTA